CATCAGCATGTTATAAATCTGTGCGGCTGCGAACACATCACCGCCGGGAGAATTAATCCAAATCGTGATATTACCTTCACCTGCCAAAAGTTCCTCCCTAAACAACTTTGGCGTTACTTCGTCGCCATACCATGTTTCATCTGAAATTTCTCCATTTAAAAAGAGGGCTCTCTCGCCCTCATTTCTTACCCAGTTCCAAAACTTACGTTTCATTTCCTCCTGCCTTTCTGCAGCAAACCAGTATGATTCCGATTCGCCGCCTTTTATGCTTTTGGCTGCATACCTCCATCTGCTGACCGCATGGCAAAAGCTCCTGCATCCTTAAGCTTTGTTATACTTCCATTGACCAGATACAAATCTCCTCCTTCTTCAGCCGGGATCGGATTCATGTCCTCCATCAGACGGATATCATTGGCAGAAAGCCAGCCATTCTGCCGCCCTATGGAATACCCATTCATTCTGCTTTGGTAATCACCACGGAGCAGTCCGTCCACGTTCAATTTAATGAAATATTTCTGCTTTTCTGCCGGAAGAAGCAATGTCTTGCAAAGCACCTGTTCCCACCGTACCACCCACGGATCCAGCGTGTATTTCACAAACTCCAGGGACTGCTGGTCAATGTTGGAAAAGCTGGACTTCTCCAGGTCTCCTACCATATGGGGCGGTATCCGGTACAGCCTTGCAATCTCATTAATCTGGAATTTCCTTGTTTCCAGAAACTGTGCTTCCTCCGGCGGGATGCCAATCTGTTGGTATTTCATTCCTTCTTCCAGTACCGCCACTTTCCCTGCGTTGCGGGAGCCGCCATATACGGAATGCCAGCTTTCCCTTACCTTTGCCGGATCCTTCAATACTCCCGGATGCTCCAGAACGCCGCCCGGATTTGCACCGTTGGCAAAGAAACTAGCACCGTATTCCTCACAGGCCAGAGTCATACCTACAGCGTTCTTGGCCATGGCAATGGGAGAATAACCTACCAGACCATCAAAGCCAAGACCGGGGATATGCAGCACCTCCTGCTGCCTTAAGTAAATTTCTCCATTTTTCTTGAAGTTTGGGTTCTCGTCTGAGTTCCTGGAATAGATGTAATAAATCTCTCCATTATCTGCCCGGTCAACCTCGATTTTGTCAGGTAAAAGCGGGTAAAGACCAATCACCTGCCCTCTGCCGTCTCTTATAATTTGTGCGTAGGCATTACCCCAGACTAAAAGATGGCTCATCAACGTTTCCCGAAATACAAAGGAGGTCATTTCCTCATTCGGTTCATCATGAAGGAGGCGGTAAAGCGGATGGTCATACACTCGCTTCTTTCCGGTATCCGTATATTGATAAATGTGAAGCGGCAGTGATGCCACTGTCTCTGCAAGAATCCGAACACAAGCATACACCGCCGTGGTCTGCATGGCGGTTCTTTCATTCACAGGCTTTCCACTTGTGCTTCTTCCAAAGAAAAAGGAATACGCTGAACCGCCGTAACTGTTCTTGGGCTTATCCCTTGCACCTCTGATTCCAAATAAATTCTTAAGTTCCATAATGTCTCCTCAAAAATGGCAAAAAGAAAGCACCTCCGAAGAGATGCCTTGCAAACTCACTGATAAACTGGTATTTATTAATAATTTTCTTCCAAAAAATTAGAGGGTAAGAAATCTAATTGATTATTTGGAATTCCAAGTGATTTTGCATAAATAATCATTTCATCCCAGCTCTCTTTTTCAACTGCATTAGTTGTATCCAATGATTGTTGATATACTGGCACAATTCCGTTGGCAGACAATTCAAATATTTTCTTTCGGTATACAATAATAGCTTTTTCTGAATTATAAAATGCAGCGTACCATTCCTTTTTTAACTTATTACTCATATTTGCCTGAATATTTAGTACAGCTTCTTGAATCTCTGATTCGGGGATAGCAATTTTGTATAATTTCACAATACCTAAAAACCGTTTCTTCATTTCTATAATAGTAAACCGTTTGAAAACCTTTTTATTGAGTTGACTCAAATTTATAATTACAGCATGATAACTATTCGACATTTTTTCACCTCCACACAAAAATTCATGTTTACTATTATAATGGAAAACTTTCAATCTGCTTTATTATTGTTAAAGCTTTCAATTTCTTTAGATAAGTTTACTGATTCAATATGGTTACTTCCAAGTATTTTATTACTCAAAAACATAGCTTTCTCATAGTATTTCTTTGCTTTCAAAAAATCCTTTAATGTATGACCTACCCTTGCAGCATATAGATAAGTATTAATAGCATATGAATCATCCTCTTCTGCATATTCCATAGATTTTTCATAAAGTTCAAGTGCTTTTAAGTAATTTTTCTGCATTGATTCATTCATGCCCATATGTTGGTAGATGGTAGATAAAAATACTGAATTATTAATTCTAATACTAATATCTAATGCTTTTGAAAGAAAATCTAGAGCTTCGGTGCTTTTATCTTGCATGGTGTAGATTGAAGCTATTTCAATGTAGAGAAAAATGACATCAGAATGTTCATCACCATTCCACCTACGCTTTAACTCTAAAGCTTTATTATATAACTGGACCGCTTCATCATATTTTTCATTTTCAATGCATTCTAACGCTTTGATTCTATAATTATTAACATCGTTTCGCATTTTATATATATCAAGATGTGCGGATGTATATGCAAAAAAATCTTCGACTTGTGATTCCATTTTTTCCATAAGGGCTGGTAAATTTATCTTTTGGGATGTTTTGTGGTAAAGTGTTCTGCTTTTATCTATAGGATATCTGAAAACAAAAGAATCTGAATCTAAGTTATTAAACTCATTTATATAGCTTTCAATTAAATTGAACTCATTTATTTCAGATTCTTCAACAAACAATGGTTTTATCATAGGCACAATTTTTTCATTCCAAACATGTATTAGCTTATGGTTAGTCTTTTTTATGAACTTATCCTTTTCTTCTTCAGAATCATTAGAATAATAAAGATAAAGGTCTTTCAAAGTAAGTTCAATGTATTGGTGATATAAAAAACATATAGGGAAAATCAATTCATCTTTTGTTCTAGTATCGCCCTTAATAAGTGCATTCATAATCAAAAGACTTGCTGCTTCCCGATATCCGCTAATATAATCATAAAATTGAGAACTACTGTCATTGCCTTTTATTTCTGCATTTGCATCATCATATTTTGATGGTGCAAATAATTTATCACTTTCATTAGCAGCAATATGCTCACCAAACATATATCCATAAAAAGCTTCGGTAGCCTCTCTGGGAGTATTAAAATATTCAGCTTTTTTTCTTCCATTAGCATTATGAAAAAGTAGCTTTATAGCATTTCTATAATTTTCCTCTGGATCATTTTCTTTGTCTGATTCAGAGGAAAGTATATTATCCATATTTTGCATATTATCCATTTTCTACCCCCTTGGTCTAATTATTATAAATTGGTATATTTCTCATCTTATAGCTATAATGTTCCTGTTTATCTTATTCAAGTATAACATGGAAAAAGAAAACTTAAAATACTAATATTCCCCTGCCATCATATACACTCCCACTATTTTTCTCATTCCTGATCGCCCGGTCAAGTGCCATAATCGCTGCCACCGCACCATCAATTTTCTCCGTAGATTTTTCCTTATCCGGCTTAATATTTCCTGCCGGATCCTGCTTAATGAAAATATTATCCATCATCCATCGAAGCACCGGGTGCCCACCATGTGCCAGCCTCTGCTCCAAGGTCAGTTCCATCAGCCGCTTAGATGGCGGCGACATATCTTTATATCCCTGACCGAATGGCACTACGGTAAATCCCATGCCCTCCAGATTCTGCACCATCTGCACCGCACCCCATCGATCAAAGGCAATCTCCATGATATGAAATTTCATTCCCAATTCTTCAATGAAATTCTCAATAAATCCATAATGAATAACATTTCCCTCCGTAGTCTTCAGCTTCCCCTGCTTTTCCCACACATCATAAGGAACATGATCTCTTCGCACTCTAAGGTTCATATTCTCTTCCGGTATCCAGAAATATGGCAGAATAATATACTTCTCCATATCGTTTCTTGGAGGAAACACCAATACAAAAGCAGTGATATCCGTAGAACTGGAAAGGTCAAGACCGCCATAACACTCCCTTCCCATCAGTTCCATTTCATCCACTGCAAAAGCACAGGCATCCCATTTCTCCATCTGCATCCATCTAGAGGATTGCTTCACCCACTGATTTAAACGGAGCTGGCGAAAAATATTCTCTTCCGCAGCATTTTCTCTGGCACTGATATAGGCATTCCTTACCTTCTCCATATCTATCGTATACCCCAGGGATGGATTGGCTTTCAGCCACACCTCCTCCGAAGCCCAATCTTCCTCGTCGGCAGCTCCATAAATCACCGGATAGAACGTCGAGTCTATTTTCCTGCCAAGCAGAATATCCTCGGCCTTCTGATGCTGTTCAAAGCAAACTGAATGTCGGTCATTACCTGCTGTAGTAATGAGAAAGAATAATGGCTGGGTTCTGGCATCTCCTGAACCTTTGGTCATAACATCAAACAACTCCCTGTTTGGCTGAGCATGAAGTTCATCAAAAATAACTGCATGGACATTCAAACCGTGTTTGGTATAGGCTTCCGCTGACAGCACCTGATAAAAACTGTTGGTCGGCTTATATACCAGGCGTTTCACCGACATAACTGGTTTAATCCTTTTTTTCAGAGCTGGGCACTGGTCTACCATATCCACCGCTACATCAAATACAATGGAAGCCTGCTGCCTATCAGAAGCGCAGCCGTAAACCTCTGCTCCCCACTCCCCGTCACCACAAGTCATATAAAGGGCAACCGCCGCTGCCAGTTCTGATTTTCCATTTTTCTTTGGAATCTCCACATAAGCGGTATTGTACTGACGG